ATAATCATAGTCGATGAGTTCCAAAACTTGAATTTTCATGAATTAGATAGTATAATGACAAGAGTAGGAGAGAATACAAAGATCATGTTCTGTGGTGATGCAACCCAGTCTGATCTCATCAAACAAAACGAAAGAAATGGTATCGTAGATTTTATGAGAGTTCTTCGTTTAATGTCATCAGTAGATATTATTGAGTTTGGTGTTGAAGATATTGTTCGATCCGGATTAGTTAAAGAATTTATTCTTGCAAAAATGGAACTTAATTTATGACCTTTATTCATCATAATTACTTGGGTGATCTTGAACTACAGAAAAAAGAAACAAACGGTATAAGACTTTACAATCTTCCCGATGGCCAATGGGTTCCGTCTATCACATCAGTGACTTCTTTTTACAATCGTCAGATCTTTGCTGACTGGAGAAAAAGAGTTGGTGTTGAAGAAGCAAATAAGATTACAAAGAAAGCAACTGCTCGTGGCACTGATTTTCATGAGGCAGCACAGAACTATTTGTTAAATCTTGAATTAGATTGGAATGATTATCAACCTGCTACCAAGTTCATGTTTCATCATGCAGCACCATATCTAGACAAGATAAATAATATACACGCTATAGAAAGAACTCTTTACTCCGAATACCTTGGTCTCGCAGGTAGAGTTGATTGTATAGGTGAGTATGAGGGAGAGTTGGCTGTAATAGACTTTAAAACCTCAAATAAAATTAAACCAGAAAAATGGTTAGAGAACTATTTCGTTCAAGAGATGTTCTATGCTAGTGCTTACTACGAGTTGACTGGTATCCCTGTGACTAAGTTGATTACTTTAATGGTTACTCCTGACGGAGAAGTAAAGGTATTTGACAAAAGGAACAAGGGGGATTATATTAAGCTATTAGTTCGTTACATTAAAGAATTTGTCACTCACAATACTGGGTCAAGAAATGAAGAATGAAATCGAAAAGGCTTTCGAGGATAAGTTTTACTGCCCTGCGAAGTTTGCACAAGAAATAGAGGCTATGGTGCAAGCACATAAGGATATGAATTACATTGATGCGATTGTTTCTTTCTGTGAAATTAATTCCATTGACTTACAATCAGTTCCTAAACTGATATCAAAACCTTTAAAAGAAAAGATTAAGTATGAAGCACAAGAACTTAATTTTTTAAAGAAAACTTCTAGAGCAAAACTTATATTTTAAATGATGCCTTTTGATGCATATCGTTGTTATCTCTCTCTGAAAAATCATTTTACAAAAGATCATTATGATTATTATAAAAATGAGGGTAGAACCAGAGTAAAAAAAGAAACATTCTATAAAAGAAAAGATAGATTTAATTTTAGTTTTGCTGTTAATTCAGAGTAAGCACTACTCTCTAGTATAGTACATATGTCGTATTTTGCAAGAATCATTTCATTTACGTCTTTCTCCTGTATGTGTGATGGCCAAATTACTACTTTGTCTCCACGATTGATGCATCGTTCGATTCGACTGACGATCTCTCTGTTGCGAGGTTCGTTATCAAAAACCCAAATATAATCGCTCCAACCAAACGACCTAATATCAACATCGGAGCCGCACATAGCAACCGAGTTCTCCACGAAGAGGGAATCGAAAGGCCCTTCGAGAATGTAAATCGGTTTTTGGGTATTAATATTTTCCAGTCCATAAAGTTTTGGTGCATCCTCATCAAGCATTACAGTAATATACCTCATCTTTGATGTTGGGTCAAGTGATCTACCCTGATATCCAAAGAGGTTTCCTTCTGTATCCCGAAGAGGAATGATAATCCTATCATCATCGTGTTCTGTATCACTGAAGATTTTCTTATGCTTGTTTGTCCACTTCTTAAAATCAGGACAGTAGTAGAATTTACTAAGAGTGTCTTCTGTTATACCACGATTGACCAGATACTTCTTCGCTCGGTGTGTAGTATTTAGTTCTGAGATTTTTGCAAGTTCATCACATATATCTTTCTTTCGGAACTTAGGTTGAGAGAATATAAATTTTGGTTCAGGCGTAACAGTTCCCTTGCCTGTAAGACCTTCTTTATATCTTTCCATGACATATTCGTCATACAAAGGGCGGTCTCTGTCCTTCAAAAAATAAGTAAAGGAACGAGTCATGCCACAGTTATGACACTTAAAATTATAGTCTGCTTTGTTTCTGTATATGTATCCTCTTGCCTTGTTCTTATGTTTCTGTGAGTCTCCACAGTAAGGACATCTAAAATTATATACCCCTGCTCGAATCTTTTTGAACTTCTCCAGTCGTGGAGAGATCAATCCAAGATATTTGTCATCAAGATAACTCAATTATTAATGGTTCAACTGTTTCTATATTACTTGATTGTGTTGGTTGTGTCAATGTGCCTTTTAAAAATCTTTGGCCAATCGGTGATACAATAAAACTTATGATAGTCAAAGACCCTGCAATTGTCCACATTTTTTTCTCTATCGTTCTCAAACGATTATCTACAAGCAAAATATCTCTCTCACATCCCTTCTTAATATCTGTTGCGTGACGATCTAGTTTTGCATCCACCTGTTCGATCTTCTCAAATAGAACTGCATCAATACGATCCTGTTTATCTAACTTCTCATTATGCACAGCAAGAAGTTGCCCCATCTTTACAGAATTCTCCTGTAATGTTGAGACTACCTTTTCTAATCTTTCTAGTATTGCTGAGTTAACGTCCACAATGAGTAATTATACTTCTCGATTATTTATTCTTTTTACCTTTTCTTTTGTTTCTATCAGCAGCTTCTCTCCACCTTCTCATTATCATACCCTTGAAAGGTAAATCATATCCAGCAACGGGACCTTTGGAATCTGCAGCAGAAGTGAAACCACCTGTACCGACGGCCATCATTTCGTTTATAAATGCATTAAAGCTTTTCATAACTCCTTTAAACACTGCAAACAGGTATCATCCATTGGTACATCATGCAATGATGACTTGGGATACTCAGGAAATCTACCTAAGTATACAACAAATGTTTTAACAACAGGCCACAGATCCTCATCTATCTTAAAAAACAAAAGAGGTGTAGCTGCTTCACCAAAAACATTATAAAGTATTATGAAATGATTAATAAGTAAATGGGCTTTCAAAACGCCAGTAGTTTTGTAGCGTTTCAAAAGCCTCTTTACCCATTTGAATCTTTTCAGATCTTCTTCAAAATCTTCCTTAGTGACTGCGTGAGGGTTTTCGTAATTCTTAATTGCAAAAATTACATAATTATTTTCATTCAGTTCAGAAAACTTCATCAATCATTTTATTCTATATTATGTAGGTTGTTATGCAGCAACTGTAATTGTACCAGCAGCAGTTCCAATTGAAGCAACGTTGGTAATTGTAGATGCGGTATTTGTACCAGCGTCCTTAATTGTTCCACCGTTAAGTGCAGTTGCGTTTGCTCCTATTGATAGTACGTCATCTTCAGCAATCACACCACCGCCACCAGCAGCGATTGTGAGTGAGAATACCAATTCGTTACTGCCTGTGCCTGAGGCATATGACAATGTATGATTGGCTCTTGAATCGTTAACCACTGTAAGTTGTGGTGTGCCTGTTACATCAACTTCTTCGTTGAATCTTACTCTTACCTGTAGAGTTCCACCATCTGATACGTCAAACGCAGTAGTGATGAACTCAATCTCGGTAATGTCTGCAGCACCGATACTTGTAGCGAGTTCTCCTATTGCAACCAGAATTTCTGGATCTGCATTAGGATTATCGTTACCTGTTAATGCACCATTTTCCAACACCCAACCAGACTTGGTAGCGTAAACTAACTTCTTCTGTTCGTCTGTCAGAAACTTAGGCTTTGACTCGTCTGAGTCTGTTGCTCCCCAAAGAGGCATGGGCTTTCTCCAATTAAATAGACTATTTTCTAGTTTTATTTATTCAAGTAGTGCTTTCTCTAGTGCTGCGACTAGTTGATCGTCTACTTTATTACCTGATTTAGCTGCGGCTTTCTTAAGTAATCCAATAACAAACTTCTTGAGTTGGTCTTCCAGATCATCTGGGATCTTGTCCACTGCAGCATCAATGATCTTGATGGCGAATGGGAGTAAAAATTTAGTCATAATTAAACTTACATGTACTTCTCTATATATACGAGTAATTTAAACAAAACTTTCAAACATTTTTTGTCTGAACTGTGGAGTCCAATCTATCACATACTTCCAATTATATTCTGCTGGATTTATACCATCTAAGACTTCTCTTGCACCCTCTTGAGCCATGTTCCAAAAAGGAGTATCATAGTTAGAACCATTGTAGTAGTGTAAGTTTATAAATTTTATAACCTCATCCATAACATTGGTGTACTTCTCATGATCATAGTGTTTATTTTCTATAGAATTAATAATTAAGTCATTAATTAACCCATAACAACCAAGAGATGTAGCCTGTATGGGTTCTAGAAACAAGGCACGATTACCATTGACAAATATATTACCATCTTCATTTACTATACTCTTGGCATAGTAGTTTTTGAACTCAAACTGTTTACAATCCTCTTCAAAATACTCTACTTGATACTCTTCTAGGAGACTTATGAGGTTTGATTGTGCTTCTAACTCAGATGTGATACTGGAATTCCACAAGTAACCCCAACCAGTAGTTTTTTGTAGGGGTATACCAAACATCCACCCATGTTCATGAGCAATATGATATGTGTATTCCCAATCTCCAGGCGTAAATGACTTTACTACTATACCAGAGTCTAAGTAAACTTTATCTGTGATAACATAATCAGAGTAATCCTCTGGATATCCTCTACAATCCACTACAAAATCATATATTTCACCATCAATAGAGACTTGTTTACCAAGAGACTTAATTTTTTTTACCGTTCTAAGTTTCTCAGAGAAGTTGGGATACATCTCATGTAGTCTAGGTATTATAAACTGAGGTAACTTCGTAGTATCAAACTGTATACCATAAGAACCAGAGGCAAATGGTATGAACCCTGCCTTATTCCAATTCTTAAATTTTACACCGTATTTTATAGTAGATCCCAATTCTTCACTATCAAAATGATGCATATAATCTACACCACAACTTAAAGCATGAGGGAAATTAACCAAAGAAGATTCACCAACCTCTATAGGATTGATGAATCTACTGTGTATGAGATCAATCTTTACAAATTCTGGAAGTGTTTCCAACAGGTCAATAATACAATATAGTCCCGCTGTACCAGCACCGACTATGGCTACTTTCATTTTTTAGTTACATTTTCAATTAAATACTTCTGATTTTCTCCTGCCTTTTCCATTGAATATAAAGCAAAAGATTTAGTCATTGCTAATGCTAATAGATGATGAATATTTTTACCATCCTCATCAGTTAATTCATTACCCATAGTTGCAACAACTCCTACAATCAATCCGAGTTCTACGAGTACAACAAGGAAAATAAGTTTCATTGCCCATTTTCCTGTCTCAAAAAATCTTTTGATTTGGTCTCCGATAAATTTTTTCATTTTTCTGCTGCGTATAAAGCGAATGTAGAAGTAGTTATAACAGTCATCATATTAGCAATATGTTGTTTAGTATCGGAGTCACATTTATTAACCATAGGAAGAAAACATCCAATTATGGTTGCACCTACTATTCCCAACTGAAATAAGATTACAATCTTTATAAGATTTATGACCTGATTTTTACTATCACCCTGCATCTAACGTACCAAGTGATCTACGAATCTCTCTGAGTTCTTCAAAGTCTTTCTTCTTTGTACCGCCGTCATACTCCCAAGCATAACCTTCGGTAATCATCTGTTCGTTTAACGATACATCATCCTCGCCAACGTAAAGCCAACCAAGAAGCCTACCGTACTTACCCATGCCACCAACAAGTTCTGTTCTAATAGTGAGTTCGTCGTCTCCCTTAATAGCGGCATCGAGTTTCTCCTTCATCCAATTAGTTGCATCGAGACCTAATGCTTTTTCTTCTTTGTCTCTTGTCCTTTTCTCAGGTGTATCTACCCCAGCTATTCGGACTCTTTCTTTTTTGGCAAGATCGAAACCTAAATCTATAGTTACGTCGATTGTATCTCCGTCAACTACCCTGTTGATCTTCGTCACTCGGAAGTTGTAACAACTCTTGCGACTTGGTGGAACCATAGCTCCCATATTGAAACTCCATCAGTGCTTTATTTATAGAGTCTTCTGGGAGGGTACGATTCTTCATCCTCTCTTGTCTCTGAGCCTCCCACATACCTTCATATAGTTCATCATAAAATTTATTGTAGTCTCCATCTATACCATTAGCCATGACTGGCGTGGTCATCATGAGAATGGGAAGTAGATATTTCATTTGGCCAAAAGTGGTCGTATCTCATTATGTAGTATATCACAATACCCACAGAAATCAACAGTATTGTTATCATCCATACAATACTCCAAACAATCAATCCCTCTGTCTCCAATCGTCTGATCTATTATCATTACGGAACCAATCCGCTATGTCATCTGCACCATTAAATCCTTTTTTATCTTTTCTTGGATCTCCAATATCCAAATACTTAAGGCAAGATCCATCAGGATCTGTTGCCATTCTTCTTGCTGTGCTCAACATACCTCTTGCTGATGTGTTTGCCTTAGCTAATTTTTGGGCCCATATCATATCATTCATACTCACTTCTGTTCCTGATGCAATGTCCTTGCAGATGCCTTCTAACCGAAGACGATATTGAGTAGATAACATTTACTAATACTAGTGATAAGTTTATACTATGTAGTAATAGTCAACTTATCATAGCCATCGCATGTCTTAATTCCCTTGCATGTTCCAGTTCATCATTGGCAATCTCCATAATCTTTTTATCTTCTGGATGCCATGCACTATATTTTACATAAGTTTCATAGGCATGTTTTCTATCTTCATGTTGATGTCATAAGCGTTCTTAGGACTAAGAAGATAGTACCCAACCATAATCCAATAATAAAGTAAAACAAGATGTTTGGCAAAGAAGCGGTCAATCCAATACTTGTTACCTTCTCTAAGCTCCATTTCTTCCAAGTGTTCTGTTTCATTAAGTGCCTGATAGAAGTGTTCTTTCATCAAGTATATATGATCTTCACCTCTAAGTCCAAGACTTTCACGAAAATGTAACACACTGATAAATGAGAAGTATGGTGCCCTGGCAATGACTTCCAGAACCCAGAACCTTTGAAATTCTCTACCTCTGTAAAGAAAATCTAAGATATAAATCGTTACATCTAGGACTAATGTGTTAAATTTTTTCATACAAGTATAGGGTGTGACCAAGCGTAGTGTGGGTAGAACCATAGTGCGGTTCCGATAGTTATAAAAATAACTAAGGTTGATGTGATAGGGAGGTTTTTCATTTGACCTCCTTAATTGAATCCAAAGAAAAAGGATGCACCTGTAGATAGGGTACATCCTCTCTTGCGTGTTTTACTGCTTCAAAAGCGTCTTCGGCATATTCGCCTATTTCGTGATACTCATTTAGTTGGTCGTGCCAACCAAGTGTGTAATGGGACATGATAGTTTCAACTCCAGTACGCTATTATTTAGTATAGCAACTAGGTATAATTACGCATTGATGTGTGGACTCCCACACCAATTATACTCTTTTTCTTCTTATCTTAACAATTGAAATACCTGCCATCAAACCTACAACTAAACCTAGAGATGCTATTGCAACTGTGGTGCTGAATATCAATTCAACTGGAACGAAAGGTTGTGTTTCCCAAGTACCTGGTAATGTATATACTGATGGGTTTGATGCAAAAATCATTTCTTTTCCTCTTGTAAATCAGGTAGTTGCTCCTCTACCCAGTGGTCTTTATTGTCAATACCTGCAGCTTCAACGTATCTCATAATATGTTGATCTACTTGATGAAAGACAGGGTGTAAATCCAAATCCATACGAATATCGTGTGCAATCTCTGCAACCTGTTGCTCTGTTAGGCAATGATCAGGATGTAATAAATCACAGCAAGGTATTCTTGATTCAATCAATTCATTCAAATTGATTCTTATTTCGTAGTCTTGGTAGACTGCCATTTTAATTATTTACTTTCTCTATGTATATTCTAGCAGAAAATTTTAGAATTGCAACTTAACAATTCTTATTTAAGTCTTCTGCCATACCACCACCTATCTCTGCACCTTGATTACCACTGAACATTGTTACCCAACCAGCAGCAACCCAACCAATAATGGGAATATTAGCGACGCTAGGAGCAACACTGGCACCAACACTTGAACCCACGAGTCTTCCTGTGTTTTCTGCTCCTCCGATTGCTTTGATACAAGCTTCTGATTTTCCGTCTGTTGCGATTTCTGTTGTGGTTGATTTATGGTGTACTGCACCGTCCATTGTGTACTGTTCCACGACTTTAACTTTGTTATTAGCCAACCCAAGAAAGCCACCCTTAGTATTGCTATCCCTTTCCACACGCATTATTTTAGGATCGTTTGCTTTATAACTTATCTTATATCCATTATGTCCAACTTCTGCTTCATATGAAGTATAAGGACCAACTGGTAAGTTGATACTTGGTAATTTACTTTGACGATTTGATAAAGAACCTATCATACCAATGTGGGATAAACCAATAAGTCCACCCAAACCGAGAGCGAACCATTTACCCCATTTCACATCTTTCATTTTCATCATGCTTTCTTAGGTGGTACTGAGGGAGCAAGAACCATTGGTGCTTGTTCAATTCTGATTGTTTGAGCAGGTGCTGCTTGAGTTGCTTTCTCTATAAGCATCTCCATATCTTTCTTGGATACGTTTGCACTACCACCACCTGATGCTGCATTCTTTTTCCTTTGTCCTGCCTCAACACCAAATGTAGCTAGGACCCCCGTAAAGACCGAAGCTATGAAAGTTGGATCAATATTATCCTGTTTTGATAGACCAGGAAATTGGACGTAATTTAATGTTAATATTCCACCAGCCCATATAAGAATCCCAAGTCTTACAAAAGTACTTAGGATCGCCATCTGTTCTTCTTTATCGTCCACTGCCTCTTTTAGTTTACCTAGAGGACCTTTAGGTTTTACTTCTTCTTTCTTTGGTTCAGCCATACCATTAAATACTAGGCAGCTTTATTTAGTAATCAACACATTTAACGTGAGATGATAATATCACCATCATCATCTTCATCTTCTTCTTCGGGTGTGAACACTAATAGTTCATCTCCAGTCTTCACACCTTCCATCTCTGGGTGAGGTGCTGGCATCTTATACGCTCTCATAGCGTCACTATAAGATTTAACTGGAGTTTTATCAAATGTATTTAATGTTGACCTCATCATCATAAAAAAGTATACGCAAGTCATACCAAAGACTGCTGCAAACCCCATGAGGTATATAAAAACTGTTATATCATTCATCTAAATTAGTCCTAATGAACCTGCTGTTATCCCTATACAGATAAAAAATCCAAATTCTACGAGTTCTCTACTCCCAGATGGAATTGAATTCATACCCTTATTTAAATTTATCCAAATGCGATTCATTTATTACTAATTGTTAAGTTATATTATTTAGTATCTCTAACAGACGGGAAATATGTAAGGTGTAAAGTGTTTGCCTCATCGAGTTTTCCCTCATCTCTGAGTCTTTTGATTTGTTCATCAATGGTTTTTAAAAATTCCTTTGAATGAGCATTAGTCATCTGGTTTTGCCTTAAATTGAACAGATAAGATGTCTTCATACTTATAAGTTGGTTCAAACCACTCTAGGTATTCTATAGCGATTGCATAACCATCAATCACATCTTTATTATCAGAACTCTCGCATAGAGTATGTATACGTTTTAATGCCCAGTCACGATTTAAATGAAGAGTTTTCTCCAAAGTTTCCATAATCTTTTCTCATGTAGCGACCTAGAATATTACTATTATAGTATAGTGGTGATCCATCGTCAAGTGATTCAGATAGAACGTTGTTCAAAAATAATTGTCTAGTCTCTTCGTAATTACAGTTCCCTTTTGTGGTATGTAAACTCAATATTTCTCTTCTAAAGATCTCTTTTCCGTATAATTTGAGATCATCTTTTAATTCTGGGCAAGATCCGTAATACTTTTTCCAATCGGATTCTTGTTTTTGTTTTCTTTTTTTGCCTTTGGGTGTTCTAAATGCCCAAAAGTATTTGCGACCAATGTATTGACGATTGATTATGGTATTTGTAATACAATAGACAAATCCATAATAGTCCTTGATGTCTCCACTGGTGAATATATCACCATCAAAAGTCCAAGGATTATCATATACCTCATTATTTATATCAATCATGATGTAGAAATAGGTATTTTATCTATCTTTTAGTTCAAAATCCTCTGTTACACCAACACCAGGTTGATAGTTTTGAGGATTTTTCTTTGCGAGTTCTACTGACTTTAAACCACCGATAATGTCAGCACGATTAATAACAGGTCTCATAATTAGATGTTTTTCAACATTTGATTTTTCTTCTGTATATTATCCAATGT